TAGTCAAACGAGGTGGTCGAGGAAAAGAACCTCTTAACATTGAAAAGATACACGAGATGGTAGAGTATGCTTGTGAAGATATTTCTGGTGTATCAGCATCTCAGGTTGAGATGAATTCGGGACTACAATTTTATGATGGTATTACAACAGATGAAATTCAACAGATTTTAATTAAGTCGGCATCCGATTTAATTTCTTTAGAACACCCTAATTACCAATTTGTAGCGGCTAGACTTTTATTGTTTAGTTTGAGAAAACAAGTTATGGGTAAATTATGGGACCACCCACATATCTATGACCATGTAAAAACAGGTGTAGATAAAGGTGTGTATGACCCCGAAATCTTAAAATGGTATGACAAAAAAGATTTCGACAGAATGGAAAACTGGATTAACCACGAAAGAGATTATGATTTCACTTACGCTGGGTTAAGACAAGTTATTGACAAATACTTAGTACAAGATAGGAGCAATGGTCAAGTTTTTGAAACGCCTCAGTTTATGTATATGTTAATTGCGGCTACTATTTTCAAAGACTACAAAAATGGCCAAAGAATGACATATGTTAAAAAATATTATGACGCAATTTCAAGGTTTAAAATCAACATTCCTACCCCGGTTATGGCTGGTGTTAGAACACCTATTCGCCAGTATGCTAGTTGTGTGCTTGTTGATGTTGATGATACTCTTCCATCTATTTTCAGTAGTGATATGGCTATTGGCAATTATGTTGCACAAAGGGCTGGAATTGGTATTAACGCAGGTCGGATTAGGGGCATCAATTCCAGAATTAGAGGAGGCGAGGTACAACACACAGGAGTTATACCGTTTCTCAAAAAATTCGAGGCAACAGTTAAGTGCTGTACTCAAAATGGTGTTCGTGGAGGCTCCGCTACGGTTCATTTCCCAATTTGGCATAAAGAAATTGAAGACATTTTGGTCCTTAAAAACAACAAAGGAACGGAAGACAACCGAGTAAGAAAATTAGATTACTCTATTCAGTTATCTAAACTGTTTTACGAAAGATTTATTAATGATGAAGATATAACTTTATTTTCACCACACGAAGTACCTGAATTGTATGAAGCTTGGGGTACTGATAAGTTTGATGAACTGTATGAAATTGCAGAAAGAAAAACAAGTGTAAGTAAAAAGAAAGTATCAGCACAAGAGTTAATTTTCTCTATGTTAAAAGAAAGAGCTGAAACTGGTCGTATCTATATTATGAATATTGACCACTGTAATACTCATTCTAGTTTTAAAGATAGAGTTTATATGTCAAACTTATGCCAGGAAATTACACTACCTACTGACCCTATTCAACACATTGATGGTGAGGGTGAGATTGCATTGTGTATTCTATCAGCAATTAATGTTGGTAAAATTAGTAACATAGAAGAATTAGAACCTCTATGTGAACTTGCAGTAAGAAGTTTAGATGAGATTATTGACCATCAAAAATATCCAGTTAAGGCTGCCGAAGTATCTACAAAGGCACGAAGAAGTTTAGGTATTGGTTATATTGGTCTTGCACATTATCTAGCAAAACACAAAGTTAAATATGGTGATAAAGATGCATTAAAACTTGTAGATGAATTAACAGAAGCATTCCAATATTACTTATTGGCCGCTTCAAATGAACTTGCTGAAGAAAAAGGACCTTGTGAATACTTTAACAGAACCAAATATTCCGATGGTATTCTTCCTATTGATACTTACAAAAAAGAAGTAGATGAGTTGGTGAAACCAAATTTCAAATACGATTGGGAGCATCTAAGGAAAGATATTGCAAAACATGGGCTACGACATAGCACACTCACAGCCCAAATGCCATCCGAATCCTCTAGTGTGGTTTCTAATGCTACAAACGGCATTGAACCACCTAGGGACTATTTAAGTGTGAAAAAATCAAAGAAAGGTACACTGAAACAAATTGTACCTCAGTATCAAACATTAAAGAATAATTACACTTTATTGTGGGATATGCCTAATAATGAAGGATATATAAATATCGTTGCAGTAATGCAGAAATACTTTGACCAAGCTATTTCTGGTAACTGGTCATATAATCCTGAACATTATGAAGACAATCAGGTGCCTGTGTCTGTTATGGCACAAGACCTATTGAATACTTACAAGTATGGTTGGAAAACTTCATACTATCAGAACACATATGACGCTAAGAAAGATATTGACGAACCATCTCATCCAGTTGGTTGGAAAGACAATGTAGAAGAAGTTAAACAAGCAACTGACTTACAAGATGATGAAGCTTGTGACAGTTGCACAATCTAAGGGAGCGTTATGGCATTTTTATGTGTAAATACGCCTCATATAGATGTGTTTGTCAAAAAAGAATACCTTTATGATGGCCAAAAAGGTCACGGTGAACTAGTTGAAGGTGTTTGGGTAACGGCAAAGTCTATACAAGGCAGAGCATTGTATTTTGAAACATACTTACCTGAGTATGGTGCTTTATATGACAAGTTACCAATTTCTGCTTTTGTGTGGAAAAAAGATTTCGAAGGTGATATACCTTTGACAGAATTACAGTTGTGGGATTGTTTTAGTTACGATATTGCAATTGTAGAGAAGACTATAATGACAGGCAATAGAGTAAAGTATCTATCGCCTACTAAAAAATGGTATAAGGGTTGGTATATGTTTACTATAGATAATTGTAACTCTACTAACTTAGAAAGAAATGTGACTTATAGTGAAATACCAAGTCAACATAAATCTTTCAATATTTTAAAACTGGAAAACGGGCATTTTGCAGCCCAACCGAACAATAGAGTATTGTTCTTTGACAAGTCATTGACGCCAAGTGAACTAAAGTTTCCAGACTTTAAAGTATCCACTACTGAGTTTTCAGTTGAGAGTGAAGAGAAGTGGACAGCAGGTGATGATGATAAATTTTTTTATGAACTGAAAGAGGAAAACGAATGAGAAGTGTGCTGAACAAAGAAAAGAATTTGGACTTTACCAAACAACCAATGTTTTTTGGTCCTGAATTGCAAGTACAAAGATATGACGATATGAAATATCCTATCTTTGACAAACTGAACCAACAACAATTAGGGTATTTTTGGAGACCTGAAGAAGTATCTTTACAGAAAGATAGAAACGATTACTTACAATTAAACGAACAACAAAAGTTTATCTTTACAAGTAATCTGAAATATCAAACTATGTTAGATAGTGTACAAGGTCGTGGTCCTTGTTTAGCATTTTTACCATTTGTTTCACTACCAGAATTAGAAGGCTGTATTGTGACTTGGGACTTTATTGAGACCATTCACAGTAGAAGTTATACATACATTATTAAAAACTTATATGCAAATCCAGGTGAAGTGTTTGATACAATTATGATGGATGATAAAATTCAAGCAAGGTCTAAATCTATCACTAAGACTTATGATGATTTAATTGCAATGGGTTATAAATGGCATTTAGATGAAAGTAAAGTTGATTTATATGAATTGAAAAAGAAAATGTATCTAGCAATGGTTACAGTAAACATCTTAGAAGGCTTAAGGTTCTATGTATCGTTTGCTTGTTCATTTGCATTTGGTGAATTAAAACTTTTAGAAGGTTCAGCAAAGATTATCTCATTTATTGCAAGAGATGAAAGTCAACACCTTGCAATGTCACAAACAGTTATTAATAACTGGCACGACAAGAATGATGATAAAGATATGTTAAAGATTAGAAAAGAAGTTGAAAAAGAAGTCTATACAATGTATGACGAAGCAGTACAAGAGGAGAAAAGGTGGGCAACATATCTATTTTCCAAAGGAAGTATGATTGGTTTATCCGAAAAACTGTTACACCAGTTTGTAGAATATATGGCGAACAGACGAATGAAAGCAATCGGCCTAGAACCGAAATACGAACAAAAACAAAATCCACTGCCTTGGGTAGACCATTGGTTAAACAGCAGGTCTACACAAAACGCACCACAAGAAACTGAAATCGAAAGTTATGTGATTGGTGGTATTAAACAAGATGTTACAAAAGACCAATTTAAGAAATTTAAACTATAATGACTGAAAAACGAATAAAAAACTGTTCTTCCTGTGAAACTAAATATACCGTACAATGGGATATTGACGAGCAAGACTTAGAACCGTTAACTTGCCCATTTTGTGGATATGAAGTTGAACAGGAAGAAGATGAAGAAATTTGGACAAACGAACAGCAAGCCGAAGACGATAATTGGAATTGATTATAGTTTAACAAGTCCAGCAGTTTGTATAAATGATGAAGGTGATTTGATGTTTTACTATTTAACTAGTAAGAAAAAATATATTGGTCAAATGGCCAAAAATATTATAGGTTATGAACACCAAGAATACGACACCCCTATAAAAAGATTTAGTCAAATATCCGATTGGGTATTTGATATTCTCAAAGATACCTTTCACAAACAACAGCAAGTATATATTGAAGGATACTCTTTTGGTTCTAAAGGCCAAGGTATCTTTCAAATTGCTGAGAACTGTGGTATTCTCAAATATAGATTACAAGAAAATAAAATACCATATGATACAGTTGTACCTAGTGTGGTTAAAAAGGGTGCAACAGGTAAAGGTAACGCAGACAAAGATATGATGTATGATGCCTTTACAAAAGAAACCAAAATAGATTTAAAAAAGATATTTGATACGGATAAAGTAGGTAATCCAATATCTGATATTGCAGATAGTTACTTTATACAAAAGGTTGGTTATGAAAATAGTAAAGTTTGATGATACAAAAGCCGCACAAGCAATTCAAAAGGCCTTATCTGGCCACCAATTCATAGATTTATCAGGCAAAAGAGAATTCACATACGAAGACATTTATCACATTAAGACTTGTGATTTTATGATGAACTATGGTACATTTGGTAGTGACCATCCTACTAGACAATGGACACCTGAAACAGACAAAACAGCTGATGGTTATGGTAGAAAGTTTGCTCATTTTGAATTCAGAAATAGTATTGCAAATATGTTTGCAAAATACTTTAATAAACCACTTATCGTATTTGAAAGTGCCACATTAAGTCGTGTTAAAAACAATTACGACAACAGACATTTTAAATTAATTAAACCAAGATATTATAGAATGGGATTAGGCCATTGGGTATGGAAACATACAAAGTGGTGTAAACCTATTGAAGGCCGTTTAGAAGAAAAAATTAAAGAGATAGAAGAAAGTAATACTTTTAAAATACAAAACATATTCAATCATCAATGGAAAAATAATAAAGATGGTTCTATCTTAATTCTGCCTGGTTTAGAAGATGACCCTACAAGCTCTACACCTGTAGAACAATGGGTAACTGAAAGTGTAAAAGAAATTAGACAACATACAGATAGGAAAATTGTTGTAAAGGCACATCC